AGTCAAACAACCTAAAAGTATAGCAAAGAAAGTAAGAAAGTACCGTGCGTAAGATTTTAGAAAAGACTATTACGCTACAAAAGCGTATCCGTAGAAAAAACAGACACGCTAAAAAACCCAATCTGCATAGCAGACAAGCTAATGCAAAACAAACATATAGGGGGCAGGGTAGATAATGAACGCATCACAGCTAGATAGTTGGCGCATTATACCACGTATTATGATGCTGGCTTTAATTGTTATGAATTTCCGTGTTATTGAGTGGTTTATGTCACTTGATGCACCTACTATGGAGCAGGCAGGTATGCTTAGTGTTATGACTGGCGCACTTACTGCTGCATTCGGTTTGTATTTAGGCAACTCCGAAAAAGCTAGCCCTCCTGTTGTTGAGGCCAGTAAAAAGACAAAGTAGAGATTTATTATGAACCAGCAATTTGTAGAAGCATTACTGTTTACAGTCATTATTATGCTTAATAACGGTAATTATAATGTAAAGTCTGGGATTGTACAAGAATGCCCACCGTATGAAGAGGTTGTACCTCTTTTAGAAAAGGGTTTAAAAGACAACGAGTATAGAGGTTGGCACGCTACGTGTCAAAAGATTGCTATTATCGTTAAAGGTAAAGGACAACCACTATGATTGGCGCTCTAATTGGACCTGTAGCTGGGCTTGTTGGTACGTGGCTACAGGGTAGTGTAGAAGAAAAAAAAGCAAATACCGCTATGAAGGTAGCGCAAGCAGAGGCTAAAGCCAAAGTTATGGTAGAAGCAGCCACACACGAAAGTGGGTGGGAGCGTATTATGGCTGAAGGTACTAAGAATAGCTGGAAAGATGAATATCTTACAATTATTTTTAGTGTACCTATGATTCTAGCTTTTGTTCCGGGTATGGAAAACATTGTGCAGCGGGGCTTTGAGCAGCTACAGTCTATGCCTGAGTGGTATCAATACTCTTTAGGCTGTGTAGTTGCTGCCAGCTTTGGTATTAGAGGTGCCACTAAACTATTTGGTAAAAAGTAGTTGACACTAAAGTTAAACTAGATATAATAAAGGAAATAAAGTGTCTTTAAGTGAATCTGAAAAAGCAAAACTAAAAAGATATGGGTTGTCAGGTTTAAATAAACCTAAGCGCACACCTAAACATTCGACAAAAAAAGCTATTGTTGCAGTGAGGGACAATGACAAAATTAAAATCATACGCTTTGGCGATCAAAACATGGGTCACAACTATTCTCCAGAAGCTCGTAAATCTTTTAAAGCGCGTCACGATAAAAATATTAAAAGAGGCCCTACGTCTGGTGCGTACTGGGCGAATAAAGTTTTTTGGTCTGGTAAAGGTGGTAGTACGAAGAGTCCGCCTAAAAGTCAGAAGCATAAAAAGGGCATGGCGTAATGGGTAAACAGCTAACAGAAAAGCAACAAAAATTTGTTGATGTTCTTTTTAGTGAAGCTGAAGGGGACTTACAAAAAGCTAAGCATATGGCTGGGTATTCTCCAAACGTAGCCTTGCATCAGGTAGTAAACAGTGTTAAAGATGAGGTCATTGAAGCTACTAAAACTTTTATGGCTTTTAATGCACCTAAAGCTGCTTATGCTATTGTTTCTGGTGTTGATACTCCAACGCAGTTGGGTATGAGAGACAAACTAAACGCAGCTAAAGATTTGTTAGATCGCACTGGTATTGTTAAAACAGAAAAGGTAGAGGTTCAATCTGCGGGTGGTCTTATGATTCTTCCTGCTAAAGACGAACCTATTGAAGATGACGACGAAGACTAAGTACTCACTACCTCAAGTGGGAACCTATACACTACCTCAACCACTAGATATTCAAGAAGACGGTGAGTGGGTAGCTTTACCTCGTGTTGCTCGTACTATACCTTTTGGTTATAGGGTAGATAAAGATATTGATGATAAAATCTTGCTACCTATTAAACAAGAGTTAGATGCTTTAGCTTTAGCTAAAAAACATCTTAAAAAATATTCTTATCGTGAGGTTACAAACTGGCTTATTACCGAAACAGGTAGAAATATTTCCCACGTAGGTCTAATGAAACGAGTAAAGAATGAGCGAAAACGTAAGAACAAAGCTAATATCCTCCGCAAATGGGCAGCTTATGCCGAAGCGGCGCTCGCCAAAGCGGAAGAGCTTGAAAAAGAAAGGCTCTCGTCCAGAACCTGTTCGTAATGCGGTTGAGTGGGTAGCAAAAGAAGAAGAAGCTAACCCAGAAGTAGAAGTACAAGAAGAACAAAACATTGTTTTTCAACCTAACGAAGGACCACAAACAGACTTTTTAAAATCTGCTGATCGCGAAGTTTTGTTTGGTGGTGCCGCAGGCGGCGGAAAATCGTTTGCCATGTTAGCTGATCCTTTACGGTATATGGGCCATCCAGCTTTTAGTGGTTTGTTGTTGCGCCATACAACTGAAGAACTACGTGAATTAATTGTTAAGTCACAAGAGTTGTATCCTAAAGTATTTAAAGGTATTAAGTGGTCAGAAAGAAAAATGCAGTGGACTGCTCCGTCTGGTGCAAGACTGTGGATGTCTTATCTGGATAAGGACGAAGATGTAAGGCGCTATCAAGGATTAGCATTTAGTTGGATAGGGTTTGATGAATTAACTCAGTGGGCTACACCTTATTCATGGAACTACATGCGTTCTAGGCTTCGTTCTACTGCACCCGATTTGCCAGTTTATATGCGGGCTACTACGAATCCGGGCGGTAGAGGACATAGCTGGGTAAAGAAAATGTTTATAGACCCTTCTGTACCTAATCATAGCTTTAAAGCTACAGACATTGAAACAGGAGAAACACTTAAGTACCCATCAGGCCATGCTAAAGCAGGTAAGGCTTTATTTAAACGACGTTTTATTCCCTCTAAGCTTAGTGATAATCCTTATTTAGCAGAGGGTGGCGATTACGAAGCTATGCTTTTGTCTTTGCCAGAACAACAAAGACGCAGGTTACTAGATGGTGATTGGGACATTGCAGAGGGTGCAGCCTTTACAGAGTTTGATAGAAACATTCATGTTGTTGAACCCTTTTCTATACCCTCTAATTGGATTAAGTTTAGAGCATGTGACTATGGTTACGGATCATACAGCGGAGTTGTTTGGTTTGCAGTAGGTCCAGATGAACAGTTAATTGTGTACCGTGAACTTTATGTATCTAAAGTATTGGCTAAGGATTTAGCTAATATGATTCTTGAACTAGAAGCAGGCGATGGGAATGTAGCATATGGTGTTCTTGATAGCTCTTTATGGCATAACAGAGGCGATACAGGACCGTCTTTGGCCGAACAAATGATTCGTGAGGGTTGTAGGTGGCGACCTTCTGATAGGAGTAAAGGCTCTCGTGTCGCAGGAAAAAACGAAATACACCGTAGGCTTCAAATTGATGATTTTACTGAAGAACCTCGTTTAGTATTTTTTAATAACTGCACAAATATAATCTCTCAGTTACCAGCATTGCCATTAGATAAAAAGAATCCTGAAGATATTGACACAAATGCAGAAGATCATTTGTATGATGCAATGAGATATGGTATAATGTCAAGACCTCGTTTTAGTATTTTTGATTATGATCCCGTTTATGGATCAAGAACTCCAGCCCCAGCCGATCCTATCTTTGGCTACTAAAAACTTTTAAAGGATACCTTATGAAAGACAATGAACAAGAGCATCAAGACGAAAGTCGGAAAGCACCCAAAAGCACAGTCCACTTATTCCAGCATAAAGAGTGTACTTGGATGGATTCCAGCTCTCCCCTGACAAACGTAAGTGATGAATTTGAGATAACAGACAAAGATACCAGTCAATACAAAAAAAGAAAACTGAAGGCGACAAACACGGCATTTGACAAAGAAACTCTCTATGAACCATTGGTTGCAGGCGGGTGGGAAAGTCAGAAGGCATCCACCAGTCCAGATGACATGAGAAATCATGTTAACTGTACTGGGATGTTCTTAAGATCCCACAGAACGAATGCAAGCGACGCAAATCCAGACGTAACAAACAATC